GATGTTCTTACAACTGTGTTATCGACTTCTATGTCATTTGCATTAGCAGTAATACCGTCACCGCCAACAACATTAAATGTTCTACTAGCGGTAATATCTCCGCCGCCGGTTAAACCAGCACCTGCTGTTAGTGTTACACCTGAGTGAGCAACATGTTCATCTGCTACAAATCCACTTAAATTGTCGTGTACTATATCTGAATCTGTTGTAGTAATCACTCCAGCATTAATTCCGATACCTGTTCCGCCACTAAAGTGAGCTCTAACATTATCTGCTGAATTATCTATCCTTGCTTGTACTTCTGACAGGCTTGGTCCGTTGTATGTAAATACTCCATTGCTATAAGCAAATGATCCATCGCCACCGATGTCTGATGCACTAAACAAGTTTTTAATGTAAGTATCATCAGTTGAGAATGTTCTATCAGCAGTTAAGTTGCCGCCTCCGTTGAGACCTGTTCCTGCTGTTAATGTTCTGCCTTGTAGTGTTGATATGTTGGCAGTATTGTTTGTTACTACTGCACCAACATTGTCTGCATTACCTAATGCTGTTGCTAATTCGTTTAATGTATCAAGTGAGCCATCTGCTCCGTCTACTAAACTTGTAATTGCTGCTTCTACATATTCTGTAGTAGCCGCTATGTTGTTGCCACCTGTACCAGCAACATAACTTCCGCCACTGTTAGTAGGCTTAATACTTGTTTGACTAGGAAGTGTTACAGCACTACTAAATGTTTTTGCACCTGCAATAGTTTGTGTGCCACTTGTTCTAACAACTGTGTTATCAACTTGTATATCATTTGCATTTGCAGTAATACCATCGCCACCGATAACATTAAATGTTCTACTAGTAGTAATGTCACCACCACCTGTTAAACCTGATCCTGCTGTTAGTGTAACTCCACTGTGAGCAATATGTTCGTCTGCAACAAAGCCGTCTAAACTATCGTGCTGTATTTGACTTTCGACTGCTTCGTAAACACCAGTACTGCTGTTGTAAGTAACACCGTTACCTGCACTAAAGTGAGCTCTTACTTCACTTGCACTTGGACCGGTGTATGTAAATGTACCAAGTCCGCTGTTATAAACTAATGAACCATCACCACCTGCATCTACTACACTAAAGTGGGCTCTTACTTCTACTGCACTTGGTCCTGTGTAAGTAAATACGCCATTGCTATATGATAGGCTTCCGTCGCCTCCTGTATCAGTTACACTTAAATAATTTTCTATATCCGATTCTACTGCACTTTGGAAATCATTAACTTGTGAGTGCGGTATTGATATGTTTTGATTTGCTGCTGTTGTTATTTGTCCTTGAGCATTTACAGTAAATGTAGGTATTGCTGTAGCACTACCATAACTGTTTGCACTAACACCACTGTTAGTAATGCTTATTGCACCACTGCTTAAAGTAATTCCTGTGCTACCACTGAAATGAGCTCTAACATTATCTGCTGAATTATCTATTCTTGCTTGTACTTCTGCTAAACTAGGACCAGTGTATGTAATTACACCATTTGCATAACTTAAACTTCCGTCACCGCCTGTATCAGTTACACTAATTGCCGCTCTTGCTCTAGCATCAGTGTAGTATAAATTTGAACCTTCTGATAAATTTGTTGTACTATGATTACTAATACTACTAACGGTACCTGTAACATCACCAGTTACATCACCTACGATGTCTGTTGTTAAGGAAGGACTTGCTCCAGTGAAAAGAATATCTTTGTCGATTGAGATTTTACCACTGCTGTGATCGTACTGTATAGATGCTTCCGTTGTGTTACTTTTTAAAATAAGTTTTGATGCTACATCGTCGCCGTCAGCATTTACAACAAGTTCGTCTGATTCTAACCTGTTAACTAATTGTGTTGATTCTACTTGGGTAACATTACCTGTAACGGTAAGTTTACCTAGAACCAGTAACTCTTCATCTGCTGCTATAACTGTGCGTTTTGACATTTTTAAATAATCCCTACTGTAAACAATATAATAACTATTTATCAAGAAAGATAAAATATGTTATTATGAACGCATAGCCAAAAAAATACCCCTCTGCTTTCGCTTTGGGGTATATTTCAAAGTATTTCTACTTTATAGTGTTTTCCACACTGAGAAGATAAAAGAATCCTCATCAGAGAGTAAACTGCCATCATCAGCAGTAAAGTCAACATAAGAAACTTTACCTGTTAATCCACCAACTGGTAGATCAAAAGTTTTACTTATTTCTATGTTGTCTCCAACACCATCACTCATGCCGTAAGCGATGTCTACAACTTCTAAACCAGAATATCCTATTCTAGTATAGTCATTATAGTTATCGTTGCCCATTACATGTGCAAAACTAAAGTCTTTCACATCAAGGCTCACAAACGTTTCAGATCCATTTAGACTTGAATCGCCTGCGTATGTATAATCAGCAAAGCCTACTTTAACAGACACAGAGTCACTAAGGTCTCTTCCGTATGCTAAGTATGAGTAAACTTCAGCATCAGCATCACTGCCTGCAAAGTCTACTTGGCCAACCCAAACACCTGCTTCAACTCCGTTTTCAAGATCTAAACCAATAGATCCAAAAGCAGAACTTCCGCCGTCAGTTTGAGAGATTCCACGAAACACATAGTCACTTCCGTAACCAACAGTTCCGTCCCATTTTGCCGCATTGGCATTGAACGCAATCATTGACAATAGTATAATTACTAATGCTTTGAATCCGTTCTCTATATTGAATAAAGTTTTCATTTATTCCTCCTTTTTTCTACCGGGGCTTCTAAGTAGAGACAGAATTGTCCTACCTTTTGTCCACGGCATAGTTACTATTATACAGAAAAACCTGCATGATGTCAAGTGTTTGTAGGTATTATTTAATTCGGTTTTTTAGGGTAAAAAAGTGCCTGTTAAGTTCTCGCCGTGTTTAATCACAGCAATAACATAGATACTCAAACTATTGTAAAATAGACGAAATCCTGTCGTAAAGGTCTTTGTGTGCTTCTGCACCTGGATGGCAACCATCTGGAAATAAGTTGCTAGATTGCATATTAGAAATAACTGCTTCTGCTAGAGTAATATGTTTGGAAAGATTATCGGCTCTAACATCTAAATCTAGTAGAGAAGGCACAGCACTGCTAAGATGATCTGTGGCTTTCATTGCTAATAATTCTGCTCTCCAATCTGGTACACAATAATGTACTTGTAGATATGAGTTCAACGCAAATGGATCTAACGGTGCTGCACCGCCAATTGCAATTAGTTTAGCATTAGGAATTTTTTGTAGTATATTGTTTATACCATTGTATGTGAGATGTCTCAATTCACTTAATTGACTATAGAGTAATGTAGCATCAACTTTATCTCTGTCTCTAAGTAAACTTGTACACATCCAAATAATATAATCTATGTTAGTGTCTTGTTGTAATGTTAATTCTGTGTACTCTTCTGATGCTAGTTGTAAGTCGCATACAGTGTTTCCATCTAAAAGACTTTCAGCACGATCAATTGCTTGTAAGTTACTACTGCCATTTACAGAAACATTGTATACATTGTGCCCTGCATTTGCTAACAATCTCGATAAATGATGATTACCATTTGCTGTACCTTCTGCTACCATAGGCCAATCTGGTACACCGTAACTATCACCTAACATTAATATATTCATAACTGTATTTATTTAAGTCAAAAAAAAGCACACTAAAAAGTGTGCTTTCTCTTATTCTTATAAGTCTGTTAAGGCTTACTGGAATGCTACGTTTGACAATGAAATTGCATCAACGTAGTCTGCTGCGTTACCCAAAGATGAAGCAGTGTTTGTTAGTTCTTTATAACCATAACGTGTCATAAAGCTAACTACTGGTTCAAATGTGCTTGGATCCATAACTGGACCTGTGCTCATTAATGGGATATATGGGCAGTAGAATGCTGGAGCATCTGATTCGCTTGAACCTTTGTAACCAACAAGTACTTTAGTACCGTCAGCTGCGTAGTTGTCTACGAATACTTTGATTGTTCCGTTTAATGTTCCAACAAACTTAGTGTTTGTAGGAGCGTCAAAAGAACCTTCAGTTGTTCTTGCGAACGTTGAAGTTGATGCACTTTGCAAGATTGTTAACGCTTCTGGAGATACTACAATGTAGTTACCTGCACCACGTCTTGTTCTTGCTGCGATTCTGTTAGCTGCTCTATTGATTTCAATAGCCAATGCTGCGTGTCTGTCACCAACGTATACTGATTGTCCACTTAAAGAACTAAAGTCTAAAGTAGTACCAGCACCTGCTAATGAACGTAATGAACCGATAATTTCTTGGTCGATTTCAACTACGATTTCTTGTGCTAAAGCCTGCATAATTTCAGCTTCAACATCAACACCGTGCATTGATTCTGCATCTTGAGCTGCCTCAAAAGTCCAACGAGCTGATAAACGTCTAGTTTTAGCTTCTACTGTTTCTTTTAAGATCTGAATGCTCATTTTCTTACCTGGGTTTCCTTCAGCTGCTGCTGTAGCATCTGGAGAACCTGCGTAAGTTGAAGCAAGTTTGAAAGGACTTAAAGCCTCATCACCTGCTGTTGCCCCACCTGCAGTTTCCGCATAACGGACTCTTAGTGTGTGGATTTGGCCAACTGGACCAGTCATTGGTTGAACACCGACTAGCTCGTTAGCTATTACTGAAGGCATAACCCTTCTGATTAAAGGTAACATTACCTTGTTTAAAGTTGCGACTGAACCTGCACCTGTAGCACCTGTAGTTGCGGCCTCTGACAAATAGCGTTTTGTATTTTCGAGGACCACATCCAATGAAGATTTTCTGTTTCCAGAAACACCTTCGAGCAATGCTTCTTTGGTTGCGGACCAGTTGCTTTCAAATAAATTTGCCATTATTAATTACTCCTGTTATTTTGAAAGTCCGGCTAGTTTTTTAATGTAATCTAATTCAACTACATTATCTGTTTCGTCATCAGAAGCTGCTTTCACAGTTTCTTTGTTACCAGTGTGTTCTTTAATCACTGATTCAGACAATGTCTTCTTAACTCTAGGTGTTTCGCCATCTAAAACACTAGGTAAGTACTTGTTAAAAGCACTTTCTAGTTTTTCAGTGGTAACACTTTCAAGTAGATCTGACATAATTTCTTTCTTCTCTTTGCCAAGTGGCGCCATTAGTTCGTTAAGTGTCTCTTTACGAGTATAACGATCTTCTGCTATTTTTAACTTGCTTTCAGTAAGTTTAGATGCTTCTTGCGATGCTTCTATAGTTGCTGTTGCTTCGTTAATCTTAGTTTCCATCTCAGCGAGTGTTCTCTGTAATGTCTTAATTTCTTTGCTTTCGTTTAAGTACGATGTGTTGTACTCGTTAGCGAAAGATTCAAAAATTCGACGTCCAAAGTCATTTTCACGAGCTTTAGTGATGTCATTACGGAAAGATTTAACTTCTTCAGTGATAACTGTGTTGATTTTATTCTCAACCAAGTCAGCTGCTTTAGAAATGAAAGCCTTCTTAGCATTCGCTAATTGTGCTTTACCTTCTCTTACCATTTTAACTTTTTGCTCTACTAATGATTTCTTATCTTCGTGGAACTCAGCAATTTCAGTTGCTAAAGATTCTGTAATAAACTCATCAAGTTTAGTAACATGTTCTGCTACTCTTGATTTGTCTGCTCTTAGTTCTTTAACTTCTTTTGCTAAGTTTTCAGTTACGAAAGAATTTAATAGTTTAGCGTGTTCACTAATGGCTTTGTGATATTTGACTCTGTCTTCCGCCAATGCACCTTTTTCTTCTGCAATTTCTGCCACTTCTGCTGTAACCTTATCAGTGATAAAGTTATCAACTGCTTCAACGATCTTGCTCTTATCGTGCTCGTATCGTTGTGCAAACTCCTCACGAAGTTCTGCAGTAAGTGATTCTCTTGCTTCAAGTACTTTGGCTTCCCATGCTTCTTGTAGAGATTCTTTAACTTCAGAAGTTAAATCTGTCCCTTCAATTAGGTCTTTAAATGTCACTGCCATAGTAGTCTCCTACTTCCTGTTATATTTTTAATTCTTTGATAAGTTTGTGAATCTCACCTACCAAATGTTTTTCTGCACTCATGTCGTGTGTAACTTGTCCGGCTAATTCGTGCAACATTGCACCGCCTTTCATGTTAAATAGACTCTCATAGATAGTCTTAGGATAAGCATCCGGTGCACTAGGCTGGGCCACAATGTCGACTGTTATAATATCAAAGTCAGATACTTTACCTGACTCATTTACATTACCACTGCCTCTACTGCTCACGCCTAGCTTCGCACCTGCTTTTAACAATGCTTTCGCTATGTTACCCATCGGTGTATCTATGATTTTTAATTTGCCTAGTCCATTAGCGTCATCACAATGCATTTCTGTAATGATATGACTTACTCTATCTAAGTTAATTTGTAACTCTTCTGGGTGATCTAACTCGCCCATTACAGTTTCACCTTCACCTAAACGGTTACGAACACTCTCTACAGCACGTTGGATCTCATCTTTAGGATATACTCTTCCATTTTGATTTTTTACATCGCCTTGAATGAATAATCCTTGCATGAAAAGGTCTTTACCGTCTTGTGACTCCATAATCTGCACATTAGCAGCACTTGGACTCAAATATTCGTATAGCTTTCTGGATTGCATCTTAATTTATTCTCCTACTTACGCCTTTTTAGGCTCAACTTTAATGTTGTCTGTAGGTGTGTGATCTTTTGCACTTTCGCCTTTAACACCTTCGCTACCGTCTTTTGCTTTTACTGGTGAACCAGCGCCTGCTACTTTAGTTGCTTTTGGTGCTTTAGTTAAAGGTGACTCGGATGAATCTGCTTCGCCTGCTTTAGGTGCTGCAACATTATCAGATAACTTAGTTGCTTCTTCAACAACTTCGTCTTCTTCTTCAATTGCTTCTTCTTCAGATTCTTCAACTGCTTCTTCGTCATCTTCAGTTGCTTCATCTAAATCATACTCAACACTTTCAAGATCAAGTTCTGCTTCTTCTTCGTCGCCTAACTCAGCTTCTGGCTCATCACCAGCTGCCATTAATGCGTCAAATTCTGCTTTTAATGATTCTAATTCGTCTGCGATATCTTCGACTTTGTCTTCTAGGTCTTCTTCACCTTCTGACTCATCTTCACCTTCTTCGTCTGACTCTTCGTCACCGAAAGGCATTTCTTCGCTTTCTTCGTCGTCGTCTTCGCCGATTTCATCTGCTTGGACTTCGTCTTCGTCTGAAGTAATATCATCTTCAAAGTCATTACTTTGATCGATAACTTCAGTCACTTCTTCTTCCTCTACCTCTTCATCAAGAAGGCTTTCATATTGCTCACGGGCTTTGTCTACGACATACTCGTGTAACAACTCTTCGGCTTTCTCATTTTCTTCAGCAAGGAGAAGTTCTAATATTGATTCTAACTTCTTAGACATTGTGGCCTCCTTAATTGTTTATAATGCAAACTTACGCCAATAAGAATTGCATGATTACCATTTACTTATAGCAATCTATTAAATTTGTGTTATAATGGTGTTTTTTTGGTACCAAAACAGTCATATAATGACTTTTCTGGTCAAATGTGGGTGTGATTACAACGTTGGCTCTTCGCCACCTGCTTTGTACATAACTTTTACAAACTTTGTATGTTCTATGTCTTCTGCTCTGCTGATTTCTCTAACTTTTCTTAACTTGTTTAATTCTTTAAGTGTTAGTTTAGATTTTCTAGTATCCTCTTCGGCTCGTAAAGTTTCTTGGTCTCTACTAGGTTCGTAAAATTCATTAATTTTCATTATATTAATTGCTCGCCTTCTGCCGGTGGAACCGTATTATCTGTAGTTGTATTTATGCCATCTGCCCCTAAAGCAGGATCTTCAAGCCCAGAAAGGTCCGGTTCTGCATTAATATCAACTGCTGCATCAGGTTCTGGTCTAACACCTATGTTTTTAAGTGCGGCTGCTTTCTCATTATCTTGATATTTTTGATAATCGTTCTCTTCACGCCACATCTCTTCGTTGCTCTTCATTTCGTTGTCGCTTAGACCCATATACTTTTGTAAAGCAAATCGCTTACTCATATAAGGTAACTGTGCAACCTGATTAAACATTTGAGCTCTTTCTGTATTAAGTTGTAGTTCTCTATAACTACTAAAGTTCATTGGCTTATTAAACAACATTCTAAATGTGCCGTTATCAATGTCAATGCCTTTGAACTTTAAGAAAAGTTTAAATTCTCTGTCTAAATCTTCTTGTACTTGTTTTTGTAGTCTTTCAACATATTTTGCAAATCTATATTCCTGAATGTATGCAACACCTACTTTACCATCGTTGTAAGTAGCACTTCCATCGTCTGGTCCTGTTGGCAAATAACTAGCAGGAATACGCAAACCTCTTAATAGTTTGTTATTAAAGTATCTTAAGTCGTCTATTTGTCCTAAGTTCTCACCACCTGGTAGTGTATCAACTTTAGAACCTCTGCCGTCTGCTGTTTGTGCAAAGAAGTAGTCTTCTAACATGCTCATTGGATTGTATGCACTGTCTGTTACACTGCTACCGTCACCTTTGCTGTTAGGTACTCGTTTTTGTTGTACTTCGTATTTTACTCGTTCTAAGTATTGCTGTGCTTTGTGTGCAGGCATGTTACCTACATCAATAAAGAATACTCTTCTTTCAGGTGCTCTATGCACTCTGTAAATAATAATTGAATCTTCTAATAGTTCTTTTTGCTTGAACACTTTAAAGATAGGTTCAAGTATGCTAACACCAAATGGCCATGCATGGTCCATTCCTTCTGTTAAACTAACATGCACAACATGTTTTGCATCAACTGGAACACCTTCGCCGGCACCCTCAACTGAGCCTGTCATGTAGTTGTTGCTTACAGTGTTAGTAGGACTCATTATGCCTGTTAAGCCTTGTCCACTACCATATGGTCTAGCATGTAATGCTGCTGGGTCTGTTGCAACTTGTTCTGCAAAGTTTGCTTCTAGGTTTTTAATAAAGTATTGCTCTATCTTCTTACCTTCACTTTCGTTAACAACAACCTTTTCAATGTTTGCAGGATCTACCCAGTACAATTCATATGTTTCTGGATCTCTGATAAAGAACTGGTCTCCGTACTTACATGTGCTACGGAACATTCTAAATGCACGTTTATGCATTTTATTTAATCTTACCCAATTATGTAATGTCTTATCTATAATTTTTGCTTCTGTATCACTCGGAGAGGACAAAAAGTCAATAGTAAAAGGTAATCCGGAATAATCGTTTTCTTGTGTGCCGAATTCAGCAATAGTATCTAACGCCGCATTTACTTCTAAGTCTGAATCCATTTGATCGTACTGAACATAACGCATAAGCCTATTAGGGCTACCTGCATATACTTCTGGCAACCAACTATTAAACCTGCTTGTTGCCGCCGCACCAAATGTGCCGTCTGCCTTATCTGCACCCGTTTGGATGTTTAAAGGTAAACCTGAGTTATCAAAGGGTGTAAAATGCTTTCGCCAGCTCATAAATCTAATAGTCCTGTCTTATTATAATACTATTTATCAACTATTTTAAAGTATAAAATTTAATATTGGCTGTGGTTAGAAACTGTCTGAAAGATTTCCAGTAAGTTTGTTACCTGATCTAAGTAGTTTATTTGTTTGTTCTTGGTTTTTAACCATTTGCTCAAATAACTCTTTGTTTGATGTTCCTGGTATTTCTGCTGCTTTGCCGCCTGTGTCTGCTTCTGCTTGTGCTGTTTTTAGTTCTGGTTGCTGTGTTTGTACTGTTTCGCCTACAGGATTCATTGCTTTAGCAACACTAGGCGCCTGTGCTCTAGCTCTGGCTGCATCTTCTGGAGATACAGTAGAAGCCATGCCGCCTTGTTTCATTGTATCTCGTCTGCCTGCTCCTCTTGCTTTAGCACGTTCGAACGGAGTCATTTCTGCACGAGTTTTAGTTACTGCTCCTGTGTCTACTTCTGCTCGTTTAGCATTATCGAGATCCATTTGTGCTAATGCTACTTCGCCGTCTAATGCTGTCTGCTCAGTAATATCTGCAAAATCATTTATACCTTTTGCCTGTGCTGCAACTGCTGCATCTAATGCTTTCTGTGCTTCTTCTACAGATGGTGTATCTGGCGATACCATAAGATCATCACCATACTCTGCACTAAATGATGCACCTGTGTAGCCTTCTTGTTTGCTAGGAGTTGTTGTATCAGTAGTAGGTGTTGGTTGCTCTTGTTGTATCGGACCAAATGTTTTCATAGCAGCCATCTTCATCAAGTCCATCATGTTGATGTTGTCCATGGACTCGTTTAATGTGTCTATGCCTTCTGCTAAATGTGCAAACTGTTTTCCTGCTGCTTTGCCGTCTAACTGCTCCATTGCTGTATTAAAGTTTTCAACTGTTTGGCCCATGTTGTTCATGTTCTCTGTCATTGAAACTATTGCCGGTGCTGCCGCTCCAATCTTAGCAAGTTTATCAAACGGTGATTCAGAACCAAACAAACTACCTAGTCCATCAAGTACTCCGCTAATTAATCCACCTGCACTAAATGCTGCCATACCAGCCGCTAGTGATACTAAACCAGGTCCTAGTAATAATACATTTTTAGGGTCTACATCGTTAAGCAGTTTGAAACTGCCCATTAGTTCAACCATTGCTGGGGCAGCAATTTTAACTGCAACTGCAAATGGAACAAGTGCTAAGCCTAATGCACCAATTGCTAATGCACCTACGCCTATTACTGGTGCTATAGGTGCTAACAAGAATGCTGCCGCTCCTAATACACCTAATGCTACTGCACCTGCGGCTACGCCTGCCCAGTTAATGTCTGCAAACTGTTGGAATGCTTTTCCTGCAACAAACATTGCTCCGCCTAATGCACCTAATACAACTGTACCTAGTAATGCTTTAGGATCTCCTAAAACTTTTAAACCTTGTCCTAAACCTGTTAATGTTCCTTTTAATAAGCCGCCTATACCTGCACCAATACCTTTACCTGCATCGCCTATGCCTTTGGCTAATGAACTTATGCTTTTTTGTATGCCTTTAGCAATATTGCTTACAGAGTTGCTAATACCTTTGCTTAAATTTGTTAGCACATCAGATATACCTTTGGATAT